CTTTTTATTGTGTTGCAATACTCTTCTTTTTCTTCATATCTTAATAGTGTTGACCTATCTATATCTAGGTATAAGCATAGCCCTGTAATTGTATATGGTTTTTCTTTTTCGTCACACATTTTAAAGTATTCATCTATCTTAGCTTGTAGTATTTCTTGTTCTGAATACTTTCTTGGTCTACCACCTTTGTTTTTTGGTTTAGTGTTTGCCATATACTATCACCTCTCTTTTATTTGTTATTTCTTCTTTACTGCCTTCTTCTTAGTAGTTGTTTTCTTTTTGGTAGTTTTCTTCTTAGTTCCTTCTTCCATCTTTTCTGCTATTTTATCTTCTATTGGTTCTTTTACTTCTTCTTTAACTATTTCAATTAATTCTGCTAATCTCTTTGGATGGCTTAATATTTGTTTTCCTCTTTCATTAGATACTTCGTATTCATCACCTTTTTGAATATTACCACCAGTCAATACATATTCGCCATCTCTTAAAACTTTAGTTTTATTATCTTTTTTTGCTAATTCAGTATCAATATAATTTCTTAATGCTCTTATTCTCATTTTTTTTGCTCCTCCTATCATTTCTTCTATTATTTCGTTTTTGGTATTTTCTATTTCATCTATAAAACTTTTTCTTATGTTTTTGCTTCTAAAGTGATGTGATTCGTTCCATCTATGATGAATAGCTAACGATTTCTCGCTTCTTGCTGTCTTTAATCCTCTTTTAAATAATTCAAAATGTAAAGTTAAATTAGGTACTTCTATATGCTCGTTAAATCTTATATCAGTATTACCTTTTACTGCCACATATCCACCCCAACATCTTTGCCAATTATTTAATTCTTCTATTGTATTGATACAAGGTGAATGATATTCTTTCAATACTCTCCCATCAGGTTCTATAACATCAAATGTTAGACTTACAGCATCGGCATCAGTATTTACTATTTCTTCACAAGCATGTGGTAGAAGCTCATCATCTACACTAAAATAAAGCCACCATTCAGTTTTAACTTCTTTTAGTCCAGCATTCCTTAATACACCCATATTTTCACTATCGCATGATACATAATCTATTTTATTTTTATCTAACCATTCTATATCTGCCCCGTGGTCCTTGCCTAACACAACCAATATTTCGGGTTTATATGTCTGTTTATTTAACCATTCTACCCATTGAGGTATAAAATGACCATAGTTATTATAAACTACTGTGAATACTGTTATTTTAGGCATCATAGTCACCAACTGCTATTGCTCCCACAAAATAGTCTTGATTCTCTAACTCTTCTGTTTTATTTGGATTTATAAAACAACAACCTATCCCATGAACTTCACAAAGTAAATAAACATTTTGACAAGCAAAGCCCCCATCTAAATAAGGCATATAAGATACTTCTTTAGGATTTTTGTAACATTCCTTCGCTCCGTAAAAAAAGAACACTCTATTTGCATTCTTTACCCAATTCTTACCACCTACTAATACTTTTTCGGCATATTCAGGTGTTACTTCTTCAAAATATATTCCTTTTCTATTGCAGGAACTGGGAGCAGTTTCTAAAGCATAATTTAATAAATCTAATATCTTATCATCTATCTTATTACTATTAAATCTTCTTACACTTTTTCTGTTTAGTAATATCTCATCTAATATTTCTTTAGCTTTATCGCTGTAAGAATGTTTTGTTTGTTTTCTATTTAATTTGTTCTCGATATGTTCTAAATATCTTTCTTGATATTGATCCATAACTACCACCTATATTTCTAATTGTTTAGGTATATTCTTATTTGAAAATGTAATATTTTTTATTTCTTCTAATCCGTATTCTTTGTGCCATATGAATAATTGGTGTTTTTGTGTAGCACCTACATATCGCTCCGAATAATGCCAAGCATCAGTTCCTGTAGGACTACCAATTCTCCGAGTTATCATTCCACCTTCATCATCGACAACTACCTCTTTATGTAAATGTCCTAAATGTAATTCACGATGAATAGTTCTTCCCCATATTTCGTAAAACTCTGCTGGAATACTTTTAATCATTCGTTTTAAGTTTTTATCGCCATGAGAGAAGAATATCGCACACTTACCAAACTCATATGCCTGAACTTCTTTATAATCATCACTAAACTCTATTATTTTATCATCCTTAAATGCTTGTTTTAGTGCCATATACAAGTAATAACTTGCCATTGTATCATGGTTTCCTTGCACTAATCTTACATCTATCTTGTTGAAATAATCTCGTAGTGTTATCAATTGCCTAGAATACAACTCTAATCCAGTTTCAAATAACTTTTTCCAAGTTATATCGTTATGTTGTTGAGTTTCTCGTGTTGTTGTATTACTCGTTGTATCAGTATTAAAAAAATCATTACCAATACATAATAGTAATGTTCCACATTTTTCAATAGATTGTTTATATAACAATTCTTCAGTAATTTTATTAAATCGTTCAACTGCTATTTTGGTATTGTATTCTTGTCCTGTGTCACCAATCCAAGCAAATTTTCCAAGATGTAATTCAACCCCTGGGCTTTCCATTAATTTATCATTATTCAGTTGTTTGTTTTCTTTTCTGGGAAATAGTTTTAGTGGTTTCAGCTCTTTGCTAAACACCTTTTTTGCAATATCTAAACTTTCTTCGAGTGTTAAGTCCTTTGTTTTAGGCTTCAACTTAAATTTAACTGCATATAATTCTTTTGTTTCCTGTTCTCTTGTGTGTTGTTGCCAATTTGAAAAGGTCATGAATACTACTTCCCATTCATTTGGGTCATAGCCCATTATTTTTAATACTTCCTGCGGATCTTTTTTAATATCTTTTGGCAAATTAACTATCTTTTGTGCCTCAACTACTCCATCGTTATAATAAGTTTCATATTCACTTCCGTTATTTTCAATTTTAAGTTTATTTTCACTCTTCAACATTCGTGTATATCTTTTTCTAACAGCATTAGATGTTAATTCCATTCCTAATTTTTCGTTTATTACATCAGCAACTTCTTGCCAAGTCTTTTTCCCTTTTTTAACTTCTTTCCCTAAATCTTTCAAAATATCGTGTAGCATTATTACACCTCTTTTATTTCTATTTCAATTCTTGGATTATCTTTATCTACTCTTCCAGATGTTGTAAACTCATCTATTAGAAAATAGTTATCATCAACTATAAAACCAGCTTCAACTAAAAAATCTAAAACGAATTTATCAAAATTGCCTGGATCTCTTCTTCGTTTATCTTTAAAATAATAAACTATTTTTATATTACATTTTTCAATAGGTTTTTTAGGTTTATCTTTTAAAGTCATTAACTTTGCTACCTTTTGAAAATTCTTTTTATCTTTTTGGTATTCCCAGATGTTAGACCTACCAATATATTTGTTAATTGTTGGCGGTATTTCGTTTATTACTAACTTAATTTCTTTTTTTGTCGTAGCAGAGCATAATTCTTCGTACTTACACACTCTACAAGTGTAACGAGTCATACAATATGCTAAATCTATTTCAAATCGTTTTTCCCCCATTTTCTTCAACTCTTTTCCTAACGAGTAAAAAAAACACCTTTCAAGGTGTCTTTTTTAAAAAATGCAATCTCAATGATCTTGAATTAATATTTTTTTATTTTCTCATTATACACTATACAGTAGTTTTTACTATATTTTCACTATACATTTTTAACTTTTCTAATTCAGGTTTAATTTTAGGGTAATAGTTTTGCCAAATAGTTTGCTCGTGCATATAGTTATTTTCTGCAAACTCTTCAATTATTTGTGTAACACTTTTATTAATATTTTTCTTTTCACATACTATTGCATAATATAACTTATATTCAATACCTTCTAACTGTTGCAAATTATATTCCATTAAATTGATGTAGTATTGTAGTTTATTAACAATGTTTCTTTGCTCGTTTATTTCTTGTTCTAAACTCTTGCCTGTTATTGGATTTACCTTTTCTAACTCAATTAAATATTCGAGCATTTTATCACGTTTTTTATTAATTGCCCTTCCCCCATCTTCGAAATTTTC